ATGCGGTAGGAGTTCGAGGATTTACAGGTGCGGGTGTGTTAGAAGAACTAGGTTTACAAGAACGAGTTGATATTGTTAATGGTACTCTTGGCAAAGCATTTGGTGTACAAGGTGGTTATATCGCAGGTGATTCGATAGTAGTAGATGCAATAAGAAGTATTGCTGCTGGATTTATATTTTCAACATCTTTAAGTCCAGTGATATGTGCCGGTGCACTTGCTGCAGTTAAGTACTTGAAAGATCATAATGAGTTAAGAGAAAAACATCAAGAACGTGCTAGAAAATTAAAACATAGAATGGTAAAAGCTGGAATTCCTGTAATGGAGAGTACCACCCATATTGTACCCGTTTTAATTGGTGATGCTAAACGTGCGAAAGAAATTAGTGATATTTTATTAAATGAATATAATATATATGCACAAGCAATTCAAAGTCCAACAGTTGAGGTAGGAGCAGAACGATTAAGATTTGCTCCTACGCCGTTGCATGACGATGGCATGATTGAAGATTTGATTAATGCATTAAAAACAATTATTGTACCGCATTCTGTTGTTTAGTTAATTGTCCAATTTGCTGTTGAAGTTGTTGTATTTCAACATCTTGGCGATGATCATCTGCTTCAGCATGTTGTAATGATCTAGCAAACAAAAGTAACAGTGCTTCAATTTCATCTTCGGTGTCCGAGTAATGAGATTTTGCAAATTTTTTAAGTTTATCAAGCACCAACGATGATTCATTAAGCTGTGTAATTTCATGCATTTTCATAAATAATTCCCTCAAGACCGCATCCAAATTTTGCTAATACGTAATAAATGTAGTATAATATTTTCATAGTAATATTTATAAATAATTATGTAGATCGCGGAATTGGCGTTCCCATCTACTTTAATACTGTAAAGGAGTATCAACATGGATATTTATTCCATTTATAAAATTACAAATTAAAGCCGAGTTAGTCAGCTTTACCTTTACATTTAGATTGTTTTGATTTAGTTAATGCACCGAAATCAACGGGCCATAATTGGTCAAGTGGTAATTCCGATGCATTAGCTGGATATGCAAATGTAATACCAGTCAATTGTTGTATTTGTGTAATTGGTGCTCTAACTTTTGTTAAATCATTTCCTAATCCTGCTTGATGCGGGAAAATGAAACCAGCTACTTCATTAGTAGTTGTATCTATTGCAATTTTATAAAATGCATGTGGAACAATTACATTGTTTACACCGATTGTTTTGTCTGATTGGGTATAAATCGGGCCAGCATAAATTACATAAGGATGATTTCGTTGAACAGTCCATCCTCGAACACTAGTTTCAAGGAGCTTCCATGTTGATCTATTGAGTCCTGGTAATTGTGGGAACATATTGGTTAGTAAAAAACTTTCTTTTTCAAATTGATCGAAACTGCTCATATCAGCATTTGGTGCAACATGGCCAATATCGTACCCTGACTTAGCATAATCTGCTAATTCTGCTCTACTACCTTTTGGCAAGCTTTGATCTGGTGCGAATCCATTAGATCGTGGTACACATCCTAATGCATATTCAGGATAAAGTGTGTAAGAAACCCATACTGGCAATTTTGCAGCGGTATCATTTAATGTGACGTACCCAGCACGGCAAATAGCTACACCTTGTGTAGAACTTTGTGGAAACCCATACGGCGCTTGTACTTGGCATTTTTCAATTGGATATGGTGCAACTTGTTCCCATGCATTGACGGGAATTGTGAAAAAAAGTGATGATAGTAATAAAATGTATTTCATAATAGTCCTTAAATTAAGTACTATTATTTACTCTTATTTGAACCAACCTATTCTTTTTCCTAAGTTTATTCGTCTGTTGTATTCTTCTATGGAACCTGGGAATCGCCACGCCCATATAGCAACCAGAATCATGAATGAACCACTACCCACAACAGCCTTGATATTATATGTAGTGAGCCATAATAATATCAATGAACTGCTCATTACTAAGATCATTATATATTTCATTTTAGTTGGGAATACTTTTTTACTGATCCAGTTTGTTAAAAATGGACCAAAATATTTGTGGTTATATAACCATGAATGCATGACAGGACTTCCTTTACTAAAACAAATTGCAGCTCCTACGAGAAACGGACTGAATGGCAACCCAGGTAAAATAATACCCAGGTATGCAATTCCTAATAATATAAAGCCAGCTATCTTCCATAACCAATTTTTCATAATTTTCATAAATATAATTGTGTAGTTCACGATGCGCTAACATCTAACTACTCTAATGTCAATGGAGGACATCAGCATGTGTATTTATAATAATACCATTACACCTACATATCTTTATATAAAACAACATTCCATCACTAGACTTAAATATTTTGGTAAAACCACAAAACAAGATCCTTACAAATATCTAGGGTCAGGGAAATACTGGAGGAAACATATTAAAAAATATGGAGCAGAATTTGTAAAAACATTATGGGTATCAGACCTTTATACTGATAAAACATTAATTCGGGAAATTGCATTACACTTTTCCTATGAAAACAATATTGTAGAATCTAATGAATGGGCAAATTTAATTTATGAAAATGGATTAGATGGTATGGATTCTATAGAAGCAAAGAAACGGTCATTACATTTAATAAAAAATGGCACACATCTATTTCAATTAAATAATCCATCAAATAAGAGATTAAGTTGCCCCCATTGTGGTATTTCTGGTGATACACCTAACATGAAAAAATATCATTTTGATAAATGTCCTATTATATTCCCGAGTTCGTCAAAAATAGTAAAATGTCCTAAATGTCACGCCACCGGTCCTAGAACATTGATGATAGAAAACCATTTTGGAAACTGTACAATTACTCATGTAAAATGTCCGCATTGTAATAAGCTTGGAAAAGCTGGTCAAGCAATGAATAGAGAACACTTTGATAATTGTAAAACTATAATATCACCAATCAAACTTATATGTCCGCATTGTGGAATAACTGGCACTGGAAATGCAATGTTGCAACATCATTTCGATAATTGTCCTGTTGTTAAACCAAAGGACTTAATCGTATGTCCCCATTGTAATAAAACTGGTACTAGTATGGTTCGTATGCAAAATTGGCATTTTGATAATTGTAAAAAATTGAAATCAAGAAACGTAGTTGTTTGTCCCCATTGTGGTAAGTCTGGGGTTATAAATGGGATGACACGATACCATTTTGATAACTGTAAATTAAGAATATAATATTATTCTATACTATGTAATCCAACCATTCAGGATGTGCTACTTTCCAACCCATTTTCTTTCTTTGCTCACTTAACTGAAAGTAAGACGGTTTTGATGGTTTGATTTTTGGGATGATTTTTTTGTTATTCCCTTTACTGGAATTACATACTGAACATGCACACACTGTATTTTCAAAAGTAGTATTGCCACCATGACTTAATGGCAGTACATGATCTATTGTTGCTGTTTTAGTAGTAACTTCTATATTACAGTAAGCACATCTAAAATTATCACGAATGAACACATTTAATTTTGAATATCTAACCGTTGCCTTTGGTTTCATATATTCTCTTAATATGAGAATTGAAGGCACATTGGTCTCCCAATTCGCTGAACGAATTGTCCAATTTTCATGCCAAGCCAATACATCGGCCTTTTCGAGTACGAGATATTTGATAGCCTCCTGCCAATTAATTGTACTTAGTGGAAGTACACTTACTGGCATACCAGAGGCATTCAGTAGTAAGCAGTCCATAATATTTTCTCTGTGTTAAAAGTGTTATTATATCATTGATATTATGTTAAATCAAGATATTTTTTGCAAAATCTTCGGCTGATTTCTCTAATGCAGCATTCCATTGTGATTTAGAATCTGTTTTAAAAACTAGATCATAATCAGCGGTAGCAATGCACCAACTCGTATTATGTGAATACGGGTATTCACCATTAATTTCATCATGCAGTTGGTTTCCTGCCCATCCGCACATGCCGAAAAATAATCGCCAATATTTGGGGAAATCCCCCTTTGCAAAGCGTGGCATTATCTCTTTCGATGAACTTAATGAAAAACTATCATTAAGTTTCAATGTATTCGAGCATCGCCATTCATTGGAGTGTATTAATCCAAGACTGTTAGGGCTGACTGGTCCACCAATATATATGAACCCGGGAATATCGATATCTAATCCTATTTGATCACCAAAATGATTAATAGTCATATGGCTCTTTTTATTGAGTACTAGACCGATACTTCCTTGTTCATGGTGTTCAACAATCATTATAACTGTCTTGTACCAAAAGTTACCTTTTACAGCTGGTGGAGCTATTAATAATTTACTTGTTAAATCCATAAAAGTATTTAACTATGTTAGGGAACTATGAAAAATTTTTCAATAACCCAACTCTGCTAGCAGCATGTGCTTCGGCATTTTTTGGGTTTTCAAAATTAAGAGTCCACCATTTTGAAGCGTCTTTTGCAGAAGAAAACCCAAGACTTAAGTATCGTCTACCAGCTGGTTCTGATAATGCAAAGTCTATTTGTCCCTTCCAATCAGTTGCCCAGTCACTACCAACTGCTCTAACCATATTAGTAAATCGCTCGTCATGGTGCTGAAATAATCCACCACTCGTATTACCATCTCCTAATATACCTGGACGAAACCCAGATTCGGCTTGAATGTTTGTCAAAATGCCTAATCGGTGGTTATCATCCATTTTTGTTGCAAGATAATTTGATATTTCACTCCAATTAGCCGTTACAGTAGATCCAGTTCCAATGATTGCAGACCCGGGTGAACCAGCACCTGCTACAGTTGTACCAGGGCTGGGTTCATCACTGCGTAATGCATTAAAATTCAATAAACTAGCAACATCATTCACTTTTGAAAGCATTGATGAATCTTCTTTTATTATTTTGAATTCATTGAATCTCATTAGTTACCTTTCCATTTTGGTAATGGTCCACCATAATCAGATGCCTTTACGTATGTACCTTTAATACTTTTAGGTTTCTTGCTCCCGCCAGTTGGGAATTTACGGTTAGTTTCACGTTTTCTTAACCCTTGTGCTTTACATGATGATAATTGACTAGCGCCTAGTTCAGCATTGGATTTTTTTGACAAACACAATGATCTACTTGCTTTACCAGCTTCATCTAGTTCTGGTTCATTAGTCTTGTATCTAGGTTCTGGTTCGTGTCCACGTGCTGGGCGGCTGCCATCTCTAGCTTGGCGTTTTGGTGAAACACCAAAATTTTCTTCATTTAAAAATTCACTTGCTCTCATGAGTATTTCCTTCTAATCATGTATTTATCATATGCGGCGATCTAGCCAATCATATACAGATGCCCATTTTCGTTTGCCAATAGTTGATTTTAATAATGCTAAATTCGCCTTTGAGTTGTATTGTTCTGTTTTTTTAGCTTCAACAAATTCAAGTGGTACATCTTCTTGTGATGCAATTTCTTCAGCAATATCTAGGTAACTGTGTGATAACCCAGTACCAACATTCCATATACCGGAACCATTAATAGATTTAATAAAATCGATATGCAGTTTACAAATATCACCAACCCAAACCCAATCTCGCTTAATCTTATCAGCATTCTCCCAGACAGTTATTTTCCCTTCAGTTTTTGCTTGATTGCGCCATCTGTGCATGATATCTGATCGCTCACCCTTGGTATGCATATAACGCCCATATACATTAAAGTATCGAAACCCTTGAACATATACGTTATGCTCTTGTTGAAGCACCCATCGATCAAACAGGTATTTTGACCAAGCATACGGTGTTACTGGATGACATGGTGCAAATTCACTAAAATCATTTGAATTTCCATAAACCGAACATGAACTTGCATATTGTAAATTCACTTTGTTTTTGTTACACTCATTGAACAACCATTGACTGAACTCATAGTTTTTATGTATAATTGTATCTACGTTTGCATCGCTAGTATCGGTAACTGCACCTAAATGTATGATCCATTTGTATTTTTTGACATCTGGGTAGTTATGTTGATCCCAAGACCAAGTTTCGATATCCCATAATTCTTCTTGTGCTAACCATTCAAGCATGTTTCGACCAATGAACCCGTTGGCACCGGTGACTAGTATTCTCATGGTTTTATTTAGTGCTACACAGGATGCTGAAAATTTAATGCTTGACAGCAGATCAGGTGAGATGTATAATTATATGATGCAGATAAAAGGACGTGTATGCAAATTAAAGTTAAAAAAATGGATAAACGATACGTGGGTAGTGAATGTTTCATGTACTGTGCGACAATTACACTTAATCATAGCACATCATTGAGTGATAGGGCTGATTTAGCTAGACAAATGCGAGAATGGTGCTGGGATAATTATGGACCAAGTTGCGATTACATGGAATATAGAATGTTACATCATGATAAAAAGCCAGTTAACCCAAGGTGGGCATGGATGTATACCGCTACAACGATGAATTTTAGAATAATGCTTAATGACGAGATTGATCGTAATTGGTTTATTTTAAGATGGAGTAATGGATTATGAAGATAAGAAAAATGCCATTTGAACATAATAGTTTTATACTTAGTGAAGATGGTGGGAGGGGATTGAACACAGTTCAATGGAATGATGTTGCGGAATGGTTGCGTTCGAATGACATAAAATACAACATGCAAGCAGGTGTCTTAACACTCTATGAAGAAGTACAGTGCTCATTATTTATATTGAGATGGATGGGAAGTTAACCAATGGACAAGGAAGAACGTAAAAAGGTTCGGGAAGATCTATTAAACACAATAAAAGAAAATGCAGAAAAGTGGATTAGTGGTGATAAACCAGAACCAGTCGATACTTCATTTTTATCAGTAATAATGCCAATGATTAGGAAAGTTATGCCACAAATGATAGCAAGTCAACTAACAGGAGTTCAACCAATGACTGGTCCATCTGGTATGGTTTATAATATGGGTTCTATCTTTGACACAATTTTAACCACTCGTATTGAACAAGTAGCAGTTAATGGCGAAGAAATTGATTACTATGCCATTAAAATCCCATATGGATATTTTGATAAGCACGATGTATCAGCTGATGATATTCATCAATGGTGTATTGACACGTATAGTACAGATATCGATGATAGCAGATGGTATGTGCGTGGTTCAATGACATATTTCTTCAGAACTGAAGAAGATCGCAATTGGTTTTTATTAAGGTGGAGTTCATGATATTAACAAGTATTCTTAAATTTGAAACAGAAGGTAAACTGATTAATTATTATTCAGTTAGAGTACCAAACATATCACAACAAGAAGTAGATAGCTGGTGTTTAAAAACATTTGATCTCTCTGAAGACAAAGATAGATGGTTTACTGATGGGTGGTTTGTTTATTATTTCAAAAACGAAGAAGATCGCAATTGGTTTATCTTAAGGTGGGGGTCATGATAACCAATTTATGTCAGGAAGTAGTTATGGATTCTGGAATGTTTTACGCACCGTACATTCCAGTTGGAATAACAGGAATAAAACCTTATTCTTTTATCAGAAAGGTTGACGATGTTAATGAAGCATGGTATACTATAAAAATACATCATCCACCAGCAGTAGATTGGATGATAGAGGAATTACCAATCGGTAGTTGGCGGTACGCTGCCAATACACCATTAGGTGGATGGGTGGATCTTTCTGT